AGTAGCATTCCGTATCCCAAGCGACCAGGCTCAGGGCTCTCAACGACTCGTCCTCGTCCATCGGCTTTCAATGGATAAACGAATCGGGCAAGACGATGCTCTACGTCCTCGTCGGGAACGTGAGAATCTGGGGTGTAGAGGGAACGTTTCCCGCGTGAGCATTCCGTATCCCAGGTGAGCTACAACGGCAGAATCTCGTTCTCTTGGACCAGCCCCGGAAGCGACCAGACGGCGGGGCTGTGGGCGACCGTGGACGAGAGCGAGTTCCTTCTGATGGCTCTTTAGCATTCCGTATCCCAAAGGGTTCCGCTGTCGGGCATCGACGCGAGGGTCTACCTCCCGGGCAACACCGGCATCGAGATGGGCATAGGCTTCACGGCGCGCGACGGCTCGAAGTGCGCCGTCTACTTCTGGGGAGCGGGCTCAGACAAGCACGTGAGCATCTGGGACGTCACTCATTCCAAGGACCTGTGGTCCATCTAGCAGCATTCCGTATCCCGCGTCCTCCCGCCCGCGAGGCTCCCCAAGGCGTACCTCGACGCTCTGTCGGGCGACTACCTGATGGTCAGGTTCTTCGTCAGCGACACCGACGAGTACCGGCTGGAGATAGAGCCAAGCGGCATCTCCTACATACACTATCTGAACAACGTGGGAGCTCTCATCTGGAAGAAGTAGCATTCCGTATCCCGGGACACGCTCGTCGACGCCAACGGTCTCAGAGTCTGGCGCTTCGGACCCGTCGTGACCATGAGCCTGTCAGGCTATGCGGTGGCGACATCAGACAGGACGAGCATATACACCCTCCCCGCCGGATGGCGCCCGATGGCGATTGTCTCAGAGACCACCGGGGACTCCGACGGGAAGCGGCGGCTCATGGTGTCCGCGAACGGGATAATCAACGTCGAGGGCGGCACCGCCTACTACGGGGGCCTAACCTTCGTGGCGACTGGCTAGGCGAGCGCGAGCGACACCCACGCGGTCCAGGAGCCGTCGTTGGATGTGAGCGACCTCACCCAGACCCTGGACCTTGCGTCGAGCGTGTAGTTCGATATGGCCAGCTGCTCGACGTAGTCGCGGCTCGCGACCACGAGGACGACGCCCCAGACAGCCGCCGGGGCGTTCGTGGTCGTGTCGTAGAAGATGTAGCACCCGAAGCCCCTCGCGTCGTTCAGGTCGTCGACGGAGCCGTTGTCGAGCTGGGATACGGAATGCCCTACGACGCCGTCATGGCCCCCTCGTAGGCCCTCGTGGCGCGCCTCACCACCGTGCCGAACCCCATGAGGTAGTGCCTCCTGGCGGTGTCGATGGTGGTGTGGCCCAGCGCCACGGAGATGTCCTCGATCGCGCAGCCCGCGTCCAGGGAGATGGTGGCCCACGAGTGCCTCAGCTCCGTCATGGACACCCACGGCAGGCCGTGGGCGCGGCAGAAGCGGCGGAACCCCGCCGCCACCCGGTGCGGGGCGAGCGCGCAGACCCTGCCCGAGCGGCGGCACCCGCGCAGCCGCCTGAGCCTCGCCAGGGCGAAGCGCGGCAGGCGCAGCGTGCGCCTCGACAGCCTCGTCTTGCACGGCAGCTCGCGCTCCTCGCCGCCGACCCAGTGCAGCCCCCGGCGCACGCGGACGTCGCCCGTGCGCCAGTCGACGTCCTCCCACCTCACGCCGCACGCCTCGCAGCGCCTGAGGCCCAGGGCCGCCCCCAGCAGGACCGTCGCCTCCCACGGCTGGCCGGCGATGCCCCTGAGCGTCTCGCGCTCCTGGGAGGCGGTGAGCGTGCGCCTCTCGGGGCTCTCGCGGCGGGGCAGCTCCACCCCCTGCGTGGGGTCCCACAGCCTCAGCTGGTGTCGGCGCAGGGTCCAGCGCACGACCTGCCGGAGCGTCTTGTACGCCTTCTCCGCCGCCCCGGGGGTGGGTATGGAGTCCACCCACGACTGGACGCCCTCGCAGGTCACCTCGGCCACGTCGACCTCCCCCCAGCGCGGCAGGACGTGGCACCTGAGGGCCGAGCGGTAGCCCTCTATCGTCTCGGGGCTGAGCCTCCTCTCCTTGTCGGCCATGTACTCTTCGGCGGCCTCATTCAGGTTCATTCCGGGCTCCAATCTTCGGCTTTTCGCGGGACAAATCCCAGAGCATCGTGCGCCCTATTCGCAGCGTGCCGGTCCGGGATTTTCTCGCCGCACGGGCGCGGGGGACGAGGGGGCGAGCATGGGCTGGGGAGGTCTCACGCGCACGCGACAATCCATTGAAGGGAGGCGGTGCCATGGACCAGCCGGACCACGAGGGGCGCATACACGAGCTCGAGTCGCACGTGGGCACGCTCGACGATCGCGTCACGACGCACGGCAGGCAGATAGACCAGATGCACGAGGTCCTGACGCGCATGTCCGTGCGGGCAGACCTGCGCGAGGAGAAGCTCACCGAGATAAGCGACTCCATCAGCCGGCTCGACGGCAAGGTCGACGCGCAGAGGCAGGACCTGCTCGCGCAGACGCAGGGCAAGGCGGCGGCGCTGTGGGACAAGGCCGTGTGGGCGGTGGTGTACCTGCTCATCGGCTTCGCGCTCAGGGCGGTGCTCGACGCGCTCACCAGGCCGATGTAGGCAGGCGGAAGAACATACGGATGGAAGGGACAAGAGGATGAAGACGGAACTCAGGCAGTGGGCCACGGCGGCCCTGGTGCGCGCGGGCAAGACGGCGGCGCAGGCCGCGGTCGCGGCGTTCGGCGCGGCCACGGTCATGGAAGATGTGGACTGGCGGGTGGTGGCGTCCACGGCCGCGCTCGCGGCAATCCTGTCTGTGCTCATGAGCGTCGCGGGCGTGCCCGAGGTGTCGGAGGGCGCGAGCGTGGTCAAGATCAGGAAGGAGGGGGAGTGAGCATGGACGAGGTCACGGAAGAGACAAAGGCGCTCGTGGAGGCGCAGGACACGCAGGACCCCGAGGACGTCGCGGAGCCGATGGACCCCGCGACGCTCGGGCAGGGGGGCGAGTAGACATGGCGGACACCGCATCGGACGTCCTGTCCGTCGCGCGCGCTGAGATGGGCTACAGCCGCTACGCCGACCCGGAGGCCGGCACCAAGTACGGCAGGTGGTACGCCGAGGGGCACGGAAGCTACTACGGGAGCACCGGCGTCCCCTACTGCGCCATGTTCGTGAGCTGGGTCTTCGCGCAGGCCGGGGCCACGTGCGACGGCGTCCCGGAGGCCTACTGCCCGTACATAGTCCAGAAGGCCCGCGCGGCGGGCTCGCTGCTCTCGGACAAGACGAGGGCGCAGGCGGGCGACGTCGTCCTCTTCGACTGGGGCTCGGACGGCGTCGCGGACCACGTGGGCCTCGTGGAGCTGAACCTCGGCTCCTGCGTCCAGACGGTCGAGGGAAACGTGAGCGGCACCGTGGCCCGGCGCACCCGCGCGTGGTCCGACGTCTGCGCGGTCGTGCGACCGTCCTACGGCGGCTCCGCCGGCGCGGGCACGGCGTCGGGCGGCTCCACCTCGTCCTCGCCCACGGGGGCAAAGCTGCTCATGGACTGCGACGCGGGAGTCAGGACGTTCGCCGAGTGGGCCACGCAGCTCGGCCTGTCCGGCTCCGACGCGGACGGCTACGTCAGCTACCAGTACGCGCCCAACAAGGCGTACATGCGCAGCGTCTCGGCGGCCATCTACAACTGGGTCAAGGGGACGAGCGGGAGCCCCACGGTCAAGGCGATACAGACCCGCATCGGTTCGGCTAACGTGGACGGCGTCTGGGGCGCGGCGGACAGCCGCCAGCTGCACACGTACATGAACAGCACGTGGGGCTACCACATGGTCGTGGACGACGACTTCGGCCCGATAACCGCCTACAACGTCCAGGACTCGCTCAACAAGGGGCTGTGGCGCTAGACCAGCCGCTAGACCAATCAGTCCGGACGCGCCCCCTCCAGTGCCGAATTGGAGGGGGCGACTTTGTTAGAATACTGCTCGAAAAACCGTGACCCTAATTAGACCCAAGTTCATGTAGATGTGAGAGAACTGGGAAGATGAAAATGAATAACCACAGGTGAAATAAACCTGTTGAAGATGCGAGAGATAAGCCCTATACTCATACGTTATAGCTCAAATCATAAAACCGCAGGTAGATGCATATGTATAGCGGTTTTCTATCCCAGATTGTCCCAACTGTCCGCGAACGGGTGCTCCTTGTAGTGCACGCTGGCCTCCCTCACGAAGTCATCCACGATGGGCCTGTCGTAGTGCTGCCCCGTGACGCCTCCCACCGAGTGCCCCATCATCCGCTCGATCGTGGAGGGCCCTATCCTGAGCGTCCAGCGCGCTATCGTCTCCCAGGACGCGCGCAGCGTCATGGGCGGCAGGTCCTTGAGTCCCACTGACTGCGCGGCCCTTGACACGGCCCTGCGATACCTCATCTGCTCTATCTGGCTGCCCGTCTCGTCACCGGAGAGCCACGTGTAGCCGTCTCTCACCCTCGTCTCGGCAATGCCGCCGAGCCTCATGGCCATGGGTCCGCACACGACCACGGGGCGCCTGCTGAACCTGTTCTTGAGCGTCTCAGAGTACCCGTCGCCCCGGTTGTCCACCTGCCTCTTGATGGGGGCCACGAACACGGGCACTCCGCACTCGGAGACCCCGAAGCGACACTCCTGCGCCCAGACGCCCAGGGACTCTCCCACGCGACACGACCCGAAGGCAGACAGCAGAAAGGCCGGCTCTGACGGTAGGCCTCTCATCGCCTCCCACATGCGCCTCAGCTCGTCGGGCTTGTAGCAGTCAGTCGAACGGATGGTCTTCTTGCTATCTGGCATCTCATAGGTAGCTCTCATTGGGTTCACCCGCATCTCCACCTCGTTGAACTCGGCGATTCTGTAGATTCTCTTCATCACGGTCCTGCACTGCTTGGCAGTCGACCCAGACTTCGTGAGCAGCCAGTCCTGCACGTCAGCGGCGCGAACGTCCGTGAGCGGGACGGCTCCCCATGCGGGCTCGACGTGGTTCTTCCACGTGCTGTCGAACTGCTTGCGGGCGTTGTCGCTCATCCTGCCGCCCGCCTGGCGCCTGTCGGCCCACGGGACCCACCACAGATCGTGCGCCTGGGACACGGTGGGGGTGGGCCCGTCCCTGGAGTGCTCGATGCGCCGGAGCGTCAGGACCTCGTCCGCCTCCCTGCGGGTGCCCCTCACGGTCTCGGTGCGCCTGCGATAGCCTCTGCCGTCGTGGAGGTCCGCCCAGTACCTGATGCGCCTCTTGCCGGGACCGGCGGAATCGTTCGACCCCCACGTGGACCTCTGCCGTCGTGGCATAATGGTCTTGCCTCCAATCGTCTGGTTGCTGGCATGGCCCCGTCCCCCTCGCCGCCAAGCATGTGGGAGCGGGGCCTAACGTTGTCTAAAACTAATTGATCACGACGCTATCAGCCAGCAGAGCGGGAAGGGATATGCTCGCTCCCAATGTTGACTTGTACGTGTAGAGCCCTAGGCAGGTCCCGTAGACGGTCACGCTGTCGTCCTCGAGGACGCGGGTCCCGCCGAGAATGGACGGGTCATACCCGACATAGACGATGTCGTCATACTCCCCGTCGGTCGCAATGCGCAGGTCCGTTTCGCTTGACCCCTCGATGACCTGCAACACCCGACCCGTGAACGCCAGCTGCTGACCCTTGTAGTCATCGGGGTTGCGAGCGACGGACTCGTAGTCGACCAACTCGTATTCATCCGGATCAAACGGTCTTTCCACCAGCGCCGACATAGTGTTGACGAGCTCGTCATGAGCTGAGTTGACCTCGTCCTGCGTTGCTTCATCGTCGCCGTCGACGCTGCGCGCGGAGTCGAGCGCCGCCTGAAATGCCGCCCAGCTGTCATCGGTGTAATCGTCCGCGCTAAGACCTGCAGCCTTGGTGATGCTGCTGCTAAGCGCTGACTTCGTCACCGGTATCACCACCTCCTCCGTATCAGGCTTTTCTTCTGACGTGGTGCTCTTCGTCGCTGTCATGCCTGCTTCAGGAGTCTTCGTGGTGGATGATAAGTTACCGCCCCCTGCGACGCCGGCAATTACGAGCACAACGATTGCGCCGACCACCGCCCACATCGCCCAGTGACGTTTCTTCGGGGCCTCCTGCGGTTCCTGCTCCTGCGTGGGGTCCTGCGGCGTCTCGATTTCGTCAGGGCTGTCGTTGTCTGCCATCTTCTCCTCCGTCTTTTTCCTTGCTTATAGGAATCTGAATCCTACTACGCATACAACTTGGCTCCATATGCCGTTTCCGTCACTGGGTGTGATAGGTTCGCGGGCGTTCCCACCAAAATCAAATTCGTAAAGTTCGAGGCTAGATTTCGATATCGAACGGAACCGTGTACCAGACTACGCGACCGATTATCGTAATCGTTTCCGTATCTGGGACGTTATTGTCAAATACCCTCATGTGGTAGGTAGGATCCAAAGAGTCCGGTTCCAGTCCTATCCCGTTTGCAAGCATTCTGATTCGCTTCACAGTTGCGTCGTAACCGTTTACGCATACCGCATAGACCTGACCGCTCACGACGGGTTCCTTTAGGTCTGGGTCAACGAGCACAAGAGACTTATCCGGTATGACCCGGCTCATGCTCTCACCTTCGATTTCAAGAAAGAATGCCTTCGGATGCCTCTTTATGAGGGTGGTAGGGCAGGGGAAGCCATAGTCCCCTTCCTCCATCTCAAGAGGAGTCCCCGCCGCTATCTTTCCATAGACCTTCGTCTCAACGCTCGAGTAGTCTTGGTCGTCCCTCATGGGGATGTACGGGAGAAAGAGCATGTGAACACTAACGTCAAGGTAGCTTGCTATCTGCTTGAGCTTTTTCCAGTCAGGAATGGTGTCCTTGGACTCCCATGCCCCGACAGTTCCCTTTGATATTCCGAGGTCTTCTGCCATGTCTCGTTGAGAAATCCCCTTCTCCGCTCGAAGTCTAGCTATGTTGTCCCCTAAGACGCTCATTAGACCTCCTTGGCAAATATTTCTTTATCGCTTGCTTGCATATTATCCATTTTGCCAAATTATTTTTGGCAGATGGATTGACTGCTCAAAATAAATGACCTAGTATCCAAATCGGTCAAAATAATTGACCACCCACCTTGGAGGTGAAAAATGAGTCCCAACATTCTAAAGGAGCTGCGGGAGAGGCGCGGGGAGACCCGTCGAGAGGTGTGCATGGACGTCGGCATCACCGAGTACACCCTCCTGAGCATCGAGACCGGCAGGACACCAAATCCCGGCGTCAAGACGATCAAGGCGCTCGCCGACCACTACGGCGTATCCATGGACGAGCTGTTCGACAGCTCACCCAACTAAATCGTTAGCACCACCTCGTACCTTGACAAACGCCCGCGCCGATGGCTGACACCCACCGCCGTACGAGGCAGAAGAAATAGCACCAATCGCGTACCTGCCACGGTGGCGGCTGAGCTGACCCTCCACCCTCTCCGGAGGAACCCAGCCCCCTCACAGCCGTCGCCATGGCGGGTACGCGAGATAGGCCGCATGCGTGCGGTATGAGAGACGCCACGTAGCTCAGTGGACAGAGCGCCGCCCCCCTAAGGCGGGTGCCGTCCGTTCGAATCGGACCGTGGCGACCATGAGGGACGTAGCTCAGCTGGTAGAGCTTCCGGCGTTCCCGCTCCCCGGGGTTCGACTCCCTACAAAACCACCGGTAGGGGAGGTCGGGGTGACAGGCGCGTCACAGTGCGACGCACGGAGCGTGCGGGTTCGAGTCCCGCCGTCCCTCCCATTTTCTACTCGATTCGAAACAAGGAGGACCACATGGTCATCCACACGACGTTCACGAGCCTGACCGTCAAGGGCGGCAAGACCGTCATTCAGCTCGAGCTCGACCAGAACGACCTAGACGCCATTCCCGAGCTCAGCACTCTGGTCGACCACTACGTGATCACGGACATCAGCACGGCCCAGTCCAGCCTCGAGTTCGAGAACGTCTCGTAGGCGAAGACATGAGCGATAGACAAGAAGAAGGCCCCGTGAAGCTGGGATGCAGACGGGGCCAACGACCTAAGGAGGTCAACAGATGATTCTATCCGATTTTGCGTGGTCGGCGCTTGACAGGCTCGGAGAGAGCGTCGACTCCGTGTTCGACTACGCCGCAGAGCACGCGTGGGCGGGGTGGCTTCTCGCCATCGCGCTCGTGATCGCGGGCTCGATCCAGGACGTGAGCTAGATGGGCGCCGACGAGCAGACGAGCGTGATGGCCGACTTCTTCGAGGGGGTCATGCAGCTCGCGGCTGACGCCAAGGAGAGGCTCTCGTGCCGACAGACGGTGCGCGGGCGCAGCTACGCGCTGTCAATGGCCGTCGATTGCGGCCTCAAGCCCCAGATGGCCTACTCGGTCGTGCAGACCTCGCGCTACACGGGTGTGCCCGTCTCGACCCTCTACCGGGAGCACGACGAGGGGCGCATCGAGTTCGTCAAGCCGAAGGACAAGAGGAGGGGCTTCCTCGTGCGCGTCGAGGAGGTCGACAGATGGATGGGAGAGAACGCCGAATGAGCGAAGAGAAGAAGGCGGGCCCGGTGACCATAGCGTCGCTTGAGCTCGAGAACGTGAAGCGGGTGCGGGCCATGACGCTCGCGCCGAAGCCGGACGGCCTGACCGTAATAGGGGGCCGCAACGGCCAGGGAAAGACGAGCGTGCTGGATGCCATCGCCTGGGCTCTGGGAGGCGAGAGGAAGCGCCCCGAGCGCCCCACCAGGGACGGGGCGGCGGTTCCCGCCCACCTGAAGGTGACGCTGTCCAACGGGCTGGTGGCCGAGCGCGGCGGCAAGAACGGCTCGCTCAAGGTGAGCGACCCCGAGGGCAAGAAGGCGGGCCAGCAGCTCATCAACGCGTTCGTGGGCGAGCTCGCGCTCGACCTGCCGAAGTTCATGGCCATGGGAGACCGCGAGAAGGCCGACGAGCTCCTGCGCATCATCGGCGTTGGAGACGAGCTGGCACGGCTGGACAAGAGGCTCGACGAGCTCACCGAGGAGCGCAAGAGCCTGGGACAGCAGAAGCGGGCAAAGCGCAAGGTCGCCGAGGACGCGCCGCGCTACGAGAGCGCGCCCGACGAGCTGGTGAGCGCCGCAGACCTGGTCAGGCAGCATGAGGAGATACTCGCCAGAAACGGCGAGAACCGCAGGCTGCGCGACAGGAAGGGTCAGCTCGAGGAGCGGTCGTCCCTGGTGGCCCGCGAGATCGTGAGCCTCACCGACCAGATGAGGCAAATCAAGGAGCGCATCGACCAGAAGTCCGAGGAGGCCGACCAGATTGCCGCCGACCTCGAGACCGCCGCCAAGACCGTCGAGCAGCTCGCCGACGAGTCAACCGAAGAGGTCGAGCGGGCACTGGCAGACGTGGACGCCACCAACGAGATGGTGCGCGCCAACCAGCGCCGACATGACATGGAGGAGGAGGCAGACGCCCTTGACGCCGAGTACGCGGAGGTCAACGAGGACGTCGAGTCGGTGAGGGGCGCCCGTGCGAGGCTCCTGGACGGGGCCGACCTGCCGCTCGAGGGGCTGTCCGTGGAGGACGGCAAGCTGGTCTACCACAAGGCCACGTGGAGCGAGATGAGCGGATCTGAGCAGCTCCGGGTCGCCACCGCCATCGTGCGCAGGCTCAAGCCCGAGTGCGGATTCGTTTTGGTGGACAAGCTCGAGCAGATGGACCCCCAGACGCTCGAGGAGTTCGGGGCGTGGTGCGCCGGAGAGGGCCTTCAGGTCATCGGCACCCGCGTGGCCACGGACGGCACCTGCTCGGTGGTAATCGAGGACGGGCGCGTCGCGGGCGACGAGAGGCCCGACCCGGCGCCGGAGCCCGAGGCGTTCGACTTCGACGGCGCACCCGAGGCAGAGGCAGCAGAACCCAAGAAGTGGAAGGAGCTCTGATGGGAAAGTTCATCGACCTTTCTGAAAGAAGGTTTGGTCGGCTGACGGTCATCAAAAGAGTCGGAACGCAACTTGGTCACCCTGTCTGGCTATGCCGATGCGATTGCGGGAGGCTAACCAAGACCACGACACCATGTCTAAAAAGCGGAAAAACTCGTAGCTGCGGATGCCTGTCCGATGAGGCGAGGCGAGCAAACGGGCGCCTCTCTGGCGGCCCGAGGCCACGGCACGGGATGTGCGGGACTCGCCTCTACAGCATCTGGAAGGCAATGCGGCAGAGATGCAATAACCCAAACGATCGCTATTTTCAGGATTACGGAGGAAGAGGAATCCACGTCTGCAACGAGTGGAACGACTTCATTTTCTTTCATGACTGGGCGATGAATCACGGATACGACCAAGAAGCGTCCTTCGGCGTCTGCACTCTAGACCGCATAGACGTCAACGGACCCTACTCACCAAATAACTGCCGATTCGTTGACATGAAAGCTCAGGCCAATAACAGAAGGCCAAGAAGAAGGAAGGTAAACAAATGAGCAGGTACTCGCTCACCTGCGGGACGGTCGAGACGCCGCTCAAGGTGGCAATCTACGGTCATGAGGGCATCGGCAAGACGACCCTGGCGGCGAAGTTCCCTAATACCCTGTTCATCGACATCGAGAACGGCTCGAAGCAGCTGCCCGTGGCGCGCATGCCGCGTCCGACGAGCCTGACGATGCTCATGGATGAGATATTCGAGATCAAGAGGAACGCAAAGGACTACGGCTGCTCCACGCTCGTCATCGACACCATGGACGCGGCCGAACAGCTCTGCATCGCGTCAGTGCTCGCCGAGAAGGGCATCTCCGGCATGGAGGAGCTCGACTACGGCAAGGCCTACACCTTCGTGAACGAGAAGTTCGGCCGCATGCTCGACGCCCTTTCCGAGGTGGTCGAGAGCGGCACCAACGTAGTTCTCCTCGGTCATACGACTTTGTCCAAGTTCGAGCGACCGGACGAGACGAGCGCATACGACCGGTGGTCGCTCAAGCTCATCGACTCGAAGAAGGCCTCAAACGCCGCACTCGTGAAGGCGTGGGCGGACATGGTCTTCTTCGCCGACTACAAGATCACGGTCATCAAGGACGCCAAGACCAAGAAGGCCAAGGGCACGGGCGGTGAGAGGGTGCTGAGGACCGAGCACTCCGCCACATGGGATGCCAAGAACCGCTTCGGACTGCCGGAGACCATGCCACTGAACGACGCCACGGCCGAGACCATCGCCGGGCTCATGACCGACCGCGTAGCGCAGTGGGCCAAGCAGGCACCCGTGAGCGCCCCTGAGCCTTCGAGGGCACCAGCACCCGCTCCCGCACCAGCGACGCCGCCCAAGCCCACGGCGAGCGTCTCAGAGGCCCGCAGCAGGGCCGACGAGACGGTCGACAGACTCGCGGCACAGGTCGAGCAGCTCAAGATGGACGCCCCCGCCGGCAAGCCCCCCGCGAGGCCCGACTACCCCGAGCGCATGGGCGCCCTGGCCGACCTCATGGAGCGAGACGGGGTCACGGACGCCGAGTTGAGAAAGGCGGTTGCCGAGACGGGCAACTTTCCCGAGAATACTCCGGCCACGCAGTACGAGCAGGGGTTCGTTGACTACCTCGTGGCCGGCTGGGCCAAGATCCTCGACCGCGTGAAGGTCAACCGGACGGTGCCGTTCTAGGGCGCTCGATCGGATAGTCAAACAGTAAACAAGCAGCATACAAGCGAAGGGGTTTTTAAATGGCAATCGAAAACGACGCGCTGGGCTGGGACGACCCCATCGAGGCGACCGACTCCGAGTTCGTGGTGCTCGAGCCGGGCACCTACACGTATCGCGTGGACGCCTTCGACCGCGAGCGGTTCGACGGCTCCGAGAAGATGGGGCCGTGCCCGATGGCGTCGCTCAGGCTCTCCGTGGCCAACTCGGCGGGTGCCGAGGGCACCATCACGACCAGGCTCTACCTGAACAAGAAGAGCCAGTGGAAGCTCACCGCCTTCTTCAAGTCGGCGGGGCTCATCGCCGCCGACGCCCAGAGCACGACCATGCTGCCCTGGGACAAGGTCCTGGGCGCGACAGGCCAGGTCAAGATCTCCAACCACACCTACAACGGCAAGACCTACAACGACGCGGATTCCTTCATCACGCCAGCCGCCAGCGCCGCCCCGTCCTACAAGGGGCTGTAGTGGCGCTCGAGCTGCGCCCGTATCAGCAGGAGGCCGTCGAGGCCGTCTTCTCGGAGTGGGGTGCGGGCAGGTCCCGCACCCTGCTCGTCATGGCCACGGGCGTGGGCAAGACCGTCGTCTTCACCAGCGTGGCCGAGAGGGTGGCGACAGAAGGCGGAAGGGTGCTCGTCCTCGCGCACAGGGGAGAGCTTCTCGACCAGGCGGCGGACAAGATACGGCGCGCCACGGGGCTCGAGTGCGCGGTCGAGAAGGCCGAGCAGACCTCGCTTGGGACGTGGAACCGCGTGACCGTGGGAAGCGTGCAGACCCTGACGCGGGAGAGCAGGCTCGAGAGCTTCGACGCCGACCGCTTCGACGCCATAGTGGTCGACGAGGCCCACCACGGCGCGTCCGAGTCGTACGTGCGCATCCTGGAGCACTTCACGGGCGCCCGCGTGCTGGGCGTGACCGCCACGCCCGACCGAGCCGACAGGAGAGACCTCGGCAAGGTGTTCGACTCCGTTGCATACGAGTACGGCATGGCCAAGGCCGTCCACGACGGTTGGCTCGTGCCCATACAGGCGCAGACCGTGCCCCTCAAGGTCGACATCTCCGGCGTGTCGACCCAGTCGGGCGACTACGCGGCAGGCGAGCTGGGGGACGCCCTGGACCCCTACCTCGACGCAATAGCTGACGAGATGGCCAACGTCTGCGCGGACAGGCGCACGGTCGTGTTCCTGCCGCTCGTGAGGACCGCCAAGGCCTTCGCCGAGCGCCTGCGCGAGCGCGGCATGACGGCCTGCGAGGTGGACGGCCAGAGCGAGGACCGAGACGAGGTGCTCGCCGACTTCGACGCGGGCAGGTACCAGGTCATCTGCAACTCCATGCTGCTCACGGAGGGCTGGGACAGCCCGGCGGTGGACTGCATCGTCGTGCTCAGGCCCACCAAGTCAAGGAGCCTCTATTGCCTCGACGAGAAGACGGAGGTCCTCACGCGAGACGGGTGGAAAAGAGACGTTGAGGTCGGAGAATACGTTCTCGCGTTCGACATCGCTTCCGGCGAGACGAGGTTTGTGCCTGCCCTTGAAAAGGTTCGTCGTCCTCTCGATCAAGACGAGTTCTTCTGCTCCATTAAGGGACAGTCCTCTGACATAAGGGTTACCAATCACCACCGAATGGTTTACGACAACAAAAGGCGTCTCGGCTGGAAGGTCAAAGAGGCTCAGGATCTTGCTGACATGAGGGATGGAGCTTACATCCCCGTGTGCGGCAACGGGAAGTTTGCGGGAATCCCGTTAAGCGATTCAGAACTCACCTTTATCGGATGGGTCATGACAGACGGGGGCATCAACAAGAAGAACGGTCAAATAACCATAACCCAGGGCGAGCAGCAGACAGATTACTGCGAAGAGATAGAGCGTTGCATCAGGGAATGCGGATTCAAGTTCGGGAGGTCCGTATCAAAGCGTACGGATATCCATTGGAATGCTCATGGAGATGTCGTCCGATGGACCATCTCTAGGGGAGCGCCGCGCGGCCGCGACAAGGATAAGACTGGTTGGGGGCGTCTCGAACCTTGGATCTCGAAAGATCTGAGCCCCAATCTCTTCGACATGACAGAGCGCCAGTTCGCTGTGATGCTCGAGGCAATTTATCACGGTGACGGAAACAAGCACTTCAAGACAAGCTATCACATCGGGAAAGGCAATAGGGCATTCATCGAGCGTCTTCAGGCCATGGCCGTGCAGCGCGGGTATCGAGCGAGTATCAGCGTCGAAAAAACTAACGAGGTCAGGCATTGCGACCTCTGGATGATTCATATCAAGAAGCAAAGATTTGTCAAGGTCGGTTCTACATCTGGCAAACATGCCAAGTGGATCAAAGAACCGCATACGAACGAGAGCTGCTGGTGCGTTCAGAACGAGCTCGGAACGCTCATCACACGGCGCAACGGCAAAGTGGCTGTTCTAGGAAATTGTCAAATGATCGGTCGTGGGACCCGCCTGTCCCCCGAGACCGGCAAGGACCACCTGCTCCTGCTCGACTTCCTGTGGATGACCGGGCGCCACGAGCTGTGCCGCCCCGCCGCCCTGTTCGCCAAGCGCGACGAGGTCGCCGCCCGCATGACCGAGATCTCGCAGGAGGCGGCGGGCCCCGTCGACCTCATGGAGGCGGAGGAGCAGGCCGAGACCGACGTGCAGGTGCAGCGCGAGGAGTCGCTCGCAGCCGAGCTGGAGCGCATGCGGCACAGGAAGGCGAAGCTGGTCGACCCGCTTCAGTTCGAGCTGTCCATCTGCGACCGCGACCTCCAGGACTACGAGCCGACCTTCGCCTTCGAGCTCGCCGACCCGACGGATAAGCAGAGGGCGGCGCTGGAGAAGTGGGGCGTGAACCCCGAGGGCATGGACGCGGGCAAGGCCTCGCTCATGCTCGACCGGCTGTCCAAGAGAAAGGAGCTGGGCATGGCCACGCCCAAGCAGGTGCGCATGCTCGAGCGCAAGGGGTTCAGGCACGCGGGCACATGGTCGTTCGAGGACGCCACCTCGATGATGAGCCGACTGGCGCACAACCGCTGGATGGTCCCGCGCGACGTGGATCCCGCCACCTACGAGCCAGGCAAGGTGGTCGCATGAGGTCCGGCCCCGAGGTCGGACAGACCCTGAGGGACAAGATGCTCCGCTGGGAGTACGAGGCGGTGCGCCGGTGCTCGATAGGCGGCGCGTCACCTGAAGAGACCGCCGACCTAATGGGCGTGACCGTGCCGACGGTCCGCAGATACGTGAAGAGATACCGACAGGAGGAAGAGTCATGACAGACGAGTGCCCGTACTGCCACGGCGGGGAGGACACGGTGGAGATGCTGCTATGCGAGGCAGATGTCGGAGGGCCCGAGCTGTGGGTCTCCGGAGGGGAGCGGGAAATCAAGGTCTACGTGCCAGAGACCGACATCCTGTACGGGCGCAGCATCTACTACTGCCCGCGATGCGGCAGGAGACTCACGGAGGAGGAGCAGTCATGAAGCAGCGAGACGCGCTCTGCCCGCTGGCGACATGCACCAGTGCTGACATATTTGTCAGATGCAACCCTCGCGCGTGCATGTGGGCCGTGGAGTACGGGAGCGGCATGGCCTGCGCGCTCGCCGTCATGGCGGCGGAGCAGGACCCGCAGCGCATAGGGGTCAAGACCATAGACGACGAGGAGGACTCGGATGCGTAGCGCGAAGAAGATGGCGGCCGACCTTTTCGACCTGTACGAATGGCTGGGGGATGAGCGCGACAGGCACCGGGCGAAGGCCGCGAACGAGGGTGACGCGGTGAACAAGATCGTCTCGCTCGTGTCCGCCGACATCATCGACGGCGTGATGCGCGAGATCAAACGCACGTTTCCCGAGGAGGTGGGCGCATGAGCGCGGCTGACGTGGTCAACATCCTCGCGGCGCTCGTGGCGCTCTGCGTGGTCCCGTGCTACGCGATCAGCGCCCTGGTGAGGTCGCAGAGGCGCTGCGAGGAGCTGACGTCAAGATGCGAGACGCTCAACGCCGCCCTGCTATCGGTGGCGGTCGAGATCGGGCTTGACCAAGAAGCTCACGAGTACACGGTCAAGGACGTGGTCCTGAGGACAAGGGAGGCCATGAGATGGGCGCGATGACGTCAGACGAGCTGGCCGAGCTGTGCCGGGACAACCCCGGGCTGCCGGTGTACCTGTGCATAACGGACGACGAGGGCGAGACGCTACAGTGCTCGATCACGGGGGCGCGCGTCAGCAGCTTCGTGGGACCCCACGACAAGAGGAGCGCCGTCCTTATCGAAGCGACGCTCGAGCACCATAAGGGGGCAGGTGCCTGCGTGCGCACGTGCCACTTCTTGTCGGTTCCGGGGTCCTTTCGCACCGACTACCGTTCCGTGGGCCTCGTCTGCGACAAGTGCGGCAAGATGTGCCCGCGCGGCTTCGCGGGTGATGAAGTCCCGCAGTACTGCCCGCATTGCGGCAGGAGGGTGGTGGAGCCATGAGCGATGAGCTGAAATGCCTCATGAGAACCGCGTCCGGGACCTTGCCCATCATCCCCAGCCTGCGGGGGGCGGTGCTCGCCGCGATCGACGCGGCCTGCGCCGAGGACCTGGCCAACGCCAACCGCAAGATCTATGGGGATGACCAGCCCTTCTTCCCACCCGTCACGAGTTCGGAGCACTTCCGCGCCGAGCTCAACGATACGCTCGGCAAGCTTAAGGAGTGGAACGCACATGACTAACGACGAGACCCTGGACAAGCTCAGGAGCTGCGTCGAAATCTATGAGGACGCCGCAAACAAATCTAGAGAGATCCAGGAGCAAATGGAAGGCATGCTCGAGGACCTGAATTTTAGGAAGAGCGGCAACGTCGAGTACCTGCTCAACCTCCTGTTCGGCATCTCCCGGGAGATGGCGGCGGCTGCGCGCGACGGGAGCGTCACGCGCGACGACGCGGCCAGGTGGGCAGCTGACATTGACAGGATCACCGATGAGCTGTGCGGAGATCCTGATTACATGAGGAGGATACGGCTATGAGCGAGAGCGTCAAGGACGCGCTGCGGGAGCTGCGCGACGTGCGGGACAGGCTCGAGGGTGAGTACAACGACGACATGGAAAACAACGAGCTCGCCGACGCGCTGGGGGCCGACACCAACACCGCAAGGAGCTACGCCGCAGACACGGCGCACCGCCTCATCGACATCCTCACCGACGCCGTCGACGCGTGGCAGCGCGAGCGGGACGCGCACGCGGTACCGCGCACCCAAGGCCCCGTCGAGCGGGCGCTGCGCGAGGAGTGGGCGAAGGAGGGGCACGGGAAGCTGGGTGAGAGTTCGGCGGTCATCAGTTCGTGGGCGGCAGATCTCTTCTTCGACGATGCAGTCACGGAACATAACGGCAGCACTGCGTCTTTTACCGGCGACCTCATCGGCTCTCTCCTCGACGAGCTGGGCGAGCCGCAGCTGCGCGCCGACTACAACGACCGGCTCGCCGCAAACTACTTCGCGCTTCGCTCGCGCATCTGTGCCACGCTCGGGATGGAGCCCATTCCGAGCAACGACGAGATTATCTCCGCCCTGCGCTCGCGACTGCTGCCCGAGGGCTGCTCGTGGCCCACGTACGAGGGAGGCACGCGGGTCGAGTTCAAAGACGTGGTTGAGAGGCTTGGTGGGAGAAACCCAGAGATGGTCGGTCGAGTGGCCTTCTCGGCGGGAGTCTGGTCGCTGCTGAACGAGATGGGCGAGACCATCTCCCAGGGAGATGACACGATGCACCCCGCCCGCCACCAGGAGCCCGACAGCATCGAGCTGATACGCGTCGACGCGACGTGCGACCCCGAGTGCTACTGCCACGACCACGGCATGGGTGAGCCGCGCGACGAGGGTGACTGGCGCTACTACGTCAGGTGCATGGCGCTGGACCTCGTCCGTCGCACGCAGGCCCTGGCGGGTGATGCCGAGTGATGGTCGTGTATCTCGTCGCCGCGCTGCTCGTGGTTGAGGTGGCGGCCCTCGTGGCCCTGCTCATGGCGGTGGCGTGGCTCATCGGGCAGGGGAGGTAGCGATGAGCGAGAAGGACCACGAGGCTGACCTGCGCCAGTCCATCAGGAAGATATTCGCCGACCACACGAAGACCGAGGACGGCGAGCTGCTCATAAACGCCAAGGGGACGTTCCTGATAAAGGTCACGACCGCCCTCTTCACGCAGGCGCTCGGGGCGGCCCGCGTGACCGAGATCCTGTACGAGGAGTCGAGGAAGCTCTCGGGAATCGACTTCGGACACGTGGGAGAAGGAGAGACAGAGACCGATGAGTGACGAGATGGAATTCGACTCGGAAAAGTACCGGAAGTACAAGGAGATGTACGAGCTCGAGGAGAGGGCCGAGAGAGACAAGGTGAGAAAGGCCCTTGACGAGTTCCAGGGGCGCGTGAGGGACTACGTCGAGAAGTTCGGCGAGGACAAGGCGGCTCAGATGATGAGCCGGATGAGAAGAGAGATCTCGTGACGCCATCGAGCCACGCGGACCTCGAGCAGGCTCTTGACTACGTCGACCCGGCCCGCTGCTCCTACGAGGAGTGGGTCGAGGTCGGCATGGCCCTGCACGACAGCGGCCTTCCCATGGAGGCCTGGGACGCGTGGAGCAGGGGTGACTCGGGCCGCTACCACGAGGGCGAGTGCGCCCGGAAGTGGAGGGGGTTCGGCAACAACTCGGGAGACGCCGTGCGAAGCGGCACGCTCGCCCGCATGGCCATGGAGCGCGGGTGGTCCGCGTCAGGATCCGACGAGGCGCTCGACTGGGACTCCCCAATCTTCATCTCCGACGCCGCGTGGGCCGACGAGGAGGTGCCCGAGGGCACGGGGCAGACGCCGACGCAGATGCTGTCGGACTACATCGCGGCGCTGTTCGACGACGCCGACCACGTCTGCTACGTCTGCCAGAGCTGGGAGACTCCTGACGGCCGCAAGGTGCCCACCAAGGGACACTCCGACCGCACGGCGGGCGAGCTCCGGCAGGAGCTGGCAAAGACGTCAGACCTGGGCGCGGTCCTGGGGGACTACGACCCCGCCGTGGGCGCGTGGATCCGCTTCAACCCCCTCGACGGCAAGGGCGTGGGCAACGCCAACGTGACCGAGTACCGCTACGCGCTGGTCGAGTCGGACACGCTGCCCTACGAGAGGCAGCTCGGGACCATCCGCGCGATGAACCTGCCGTGCGCCGCCGTGGTCACGTCCGGCGGCAAGTCCGTCCACGCCGTCGTGCGCGTCGACGCGGGCACCGACTTCGACCTGTACCGCAGGCGCGTCGACGAGCTGTACGCCTACTGCCGCAAGTCGGGCTTCGAGCCCGACACGCAGAACAAGAACCCGTCCAGGCTGTCGAGGCTGCCCGGCGCCACCAGGGGCGGCAGGCTCCAGGAGCTCGTGAGCACGTCGAGCGGCCCCGCGTCGTGGTCCGAGTGGGAGGAGTGGCGAGACGCCGAGCAGGACGACCTGCCGGAGATAGAGACCTTCGCCTCGACGCTGGACGACATGCCCGACCTCGCCCCGGTGCTCATCGGCACCGAGGAGCACGGCATCCTGCGCCAGGGCCACAAGGGCATGCTCGTGGGGCCGTCCAAGGCTGGGAAGTCCTTCCTGCTCGTGGAGCTGGGCTGCGCCATCGCCAACGGCACGCCGTGGCTGGGCTACGAGTGCCGCCGGGGGCGCGTGCTGTACGTCAACCTCGAGATAGACTCCGCGAGCTTCGCACACCGCCTGGCCGACATCGCCGAGCGCAAGGCCTACGGCCGCGAGTGGGCCGAGCGCTTCGACGTCTTCAACCTGCGCGGGCACGCGGCGCCCCTTGACAGGCTCGCGCCCAAGATAATCAGGCGCTGCCTCAAGGCGGGCGGGGGCCAGTCCGGCCACTACTCGATGATCATCATCGACCCGCTCTACAAGATCATCACCGGAGACGAGAACTCGGCGTCCGACATGGCGGAGTTCACCAGCCTGTTCGACCGCATCGCCCACGAGACGGGCGCGTCGACCATGGCCTGCCACCACCACAGCAAGGGGACGCAGGGCCAGAAGAGGTCCATGGACCGCGCGAGCGGCTCGGGGGTCTTCGCCCGCGACCCGGACGCCCTCCTGGACGTGTCGCCGCTGGAGATACCCGAGAAGCGCAGGCACGAGCTCGACGGCGCCACAGCCTGGCGCATGGAGGCCACTCTGCGCGAGTTCAAGAGTCCCGACCCGCTGGACCTGCTCTTCGTGTACCCGACGCACGTCCTTGCTGGCTCCGAGGCCGCGCGCTGGCAGGTGGAGGGCGAGGACCCGTTCGCCAAGGGGAGAGAGGCGAAGAAGGAGAAGGACAGGCAGCGTCGGCAGGAGTACAGGGGGCTGCTGGAGGACGCCATAGACCGCTGCGTCGACGAGGGGATAGAGAAGGTGTACCTCGCCGACCTCATGGACCACATGGGAGCGATGGAGGAGACAGGAGCGAAGCCCAACAAGAGGACTGTCCAAAGCTGGGCGAGTAGCGAGTGGAGCCCCATCGGGTGCAAGAAGGAGATCGGGAAGCGCATCAGCAAGAAGACCGGGGAGGTCGAGGAGTATGACACGAAGCACAACATCTTTTTCAAGATTGATGGAGACGAGGCGCTCGACTGGGATTAGCGGATGTATGCATCACTGCTGTCATGCACACATCACATGTGGATGTCCGCACCGACTTATATATGTATATGCATACATACATCACCGGGGGGTGACGTTCCGGCCGCATTGCGTGCCAAAAGCGCGCACGCAAAGCTTGTGCGTGACCGCCACCGGACATCACCGCCCGGGGTGCTATGTAGAAACGCGCGAGGGGGTGTCTCGTCGTGGGTAATCAGATCAGGGGCTTCCTGCCGATGGTGCCGCCGACCACGACGCACAACGAGCTCGTCGCGGCGATGAGAAACGGCAAGCCCTACATCCACAAGAGCGACCGCCTCAGGCAGGCCGAGGACAGGATCATGTCGGCGGCGGCGCGCCTGAGGCCCTCTAAGCCTCTCGACGGGCCGTTGCGCCTAACGGTTAGGTGGTGCTTCCCCGAGGGCGGCAGGGGCGCTCACAGGGCAGGGGAGCCGCATGTGTCGAAGCCTGACATGTCGAACATGCTCAAGACCCTCGAGGACTGCCTCGTCCGCGTGGGGGTCATGAGTGATGACTCGCTCATATGCGAGGAGAGGCTCTCAAAGGGCTACGCGGAGGTGCCCGGAATCTTCGTGATAGTGGAGCAGCTGGGCGGGGGAGGGACGAAATAGGGTGTCGACGGCAGGGAAGTTGTTCGTTTCGTGGAGGTCAGCCGATGAAACCCATATGTTTCGCGGACGCCGCGCGACCGTGGACCACCGAGGAGGAGAGATACCTCGCCCGCCACAGGACCGACGGGGCGGACCTGCTCGCCCACGTCCTGGGACGCAGCGTCCGGGCGGTGCGCGTCAAGGCGTCGAGGCTGGGGGTGTCGCTCGCGGCCAGGCCCGGCGAGGTCTGCCCCATGTGCGGCTGCTACGAGATCCGCGAGCACACCGAGGCGGCCAGGCACGGGCTGTGCCCGGTGTGCTGGGAGAGGAGGAAGGCGAAGGCCATGGAGGAGAGGCGCGCGACGCGCGCGGCCCAGCAGGGCTACGAGCGGGCCAAGAAGCGGGCGCAGTCCCGTGGCTAGGCTGTGCCCCAGCTGCGGGGCGCCCGTGAGGGGCTCGGTGTGCCCGAGGTGCGGCGCCGGGAGGTCCGGCTACGTGAGGAGCAAGAAGCAGGAGCGCGACAGGGCCTCCGAGACGTCGTCTCGCGCGCGCTACTCGACGGCGGGCTACCGCAGGGCCTGCCAGGTCGCGCTGGGGCGCACGGGCGGGCTCTGCGCCGTCTGCGGGGCTCGTGTCGCCGACCTGGTGGGCGGCAGCAGGTGGGTGTTTCGACGGGGCGCGGGCGGGTGCCACCACATAAGGCCGATGCGAAGCGGCGGGACCGACTCGCCAGACAACCTCGCGCCCTTGTGCGTGAGGTGCCACAACCGCGTCGACGGAGAGCTGAGGAGAAGGGACCGTGAGAATGGCGGATGACGAAAAGGGCACGTCGACGAGGGGGGCTCTGAAGCCCCTCGTGGCGGCAATGGCGGTTATGGCGGTGGCGTGCGCTGCGCTGTCGTCGGTGGCGGTGGGCATCGCCCGGGGAGCCGTCGCCGGGCTCGCGCTCGCCTGCGCGTGGTGCGTGGCCTCGACGGCGTGCTGCGCCGTGGTGCTCGGGCAGTGGCTGCGGGTGCTGCGCGACAGGCGCGGCCGGTAGGACTCGCCCGACCAAGGGGAGACGCACGAGAAAAGGCCCCCGCCAGGTCTGCCCGGCGAGGGCCTTAGTTCTGTCTAGCGTCTGGATCCTTTCGCCCTGGGCGGGGCGGGCTCGACGTAGGGGCCTACCGTGCCCATCACGTCGGCGCCCAGCCAGGCCAGCGCCCACATGGTGGAGCTGCCCGGCTCGACGTGGTCGGGCGCGCTGTCCTGCGGCCTGTGGAGCCTAAGGCGGGCTAAGTCGGAGTCGCACACGCGGACGGTCCTTCGGTAGCTCACGTGGCGGGCCTCGTCGACGTCGAGCACGCGGGCCGAGTGGACGCGCCCGCCCGCCAGGTAGACCGCCAGGATCGCGCCCTCGTAGCCAGGGTATGGCAGGTCGTAGATCTCGACCGGCCACCCGTAGGCGGCGAAGCGGTGGGGCTGGGATACGCTGAGCATGGCTAGGACCTCCCGCTGATGTTGCCATAGGTGTAGGTCTCCATGATGGGTCCTCTCGTGTGGGCCGGCCCCGCAGGGCCGGCGCTGGTTGTGTGTACTACGCGACGTCCAGCAGCTCGTCAACGTAGTCGGTAGTCTCGGTGCCGTCCAGGAGCTGCGCCCCGGCCATGTCGTAGCCGTCGGCCCCCAGGGCCTCGACCACGCGGCCGGCTTGCACGTGGAGACGCACGACCGGGACGCGGCCCTGCTCGGCGGTCTGGGCGGCGAAGCGGTCGAAGAGCCACTCGTCGGCGATGGGCTCCAGGGCGTGGACGTGACCCGACCTAGTGCCGTCGGCGTCGACCTCGACGGGGGCGTTTACGTGGCGGTACCAGATGCCGCCGTAGACGTAGACGTTGTGCGGCTTGCGGCGCCTGACGCCGTAGTACCAGCGCGTCGTGAGGGCGGGCACGTCCTCGGTCAGGATCGCGTGGGACGCTCCCGCCTTGTCGGTCTCGTAGCCGGTCAGGATGGGGATACGCCTGTGGCGGCGGTAGTAGCGGGCTGGTCTGCACATGGCTAGGCCTCCTCGAAGCGCTTGTGATCGGCGAGCGCCTGCCGCGCGTCCTCTATGAGCTGAGCGCGCGTGACCTTGCCGCAGTAGCGACCTACCAGCACGTGCGGCGTATACCATGCGTCGGCGGGTGTGTAGTCCCGCCCTATCTGCTCCACGCCCACTAGTCGCATTGCGTCGACGTCTAGCCATACCTCCTGCGTTAGGTCGCCTGGGTATCTGCCGATGGCGCTGGACTTGATGGACGCGATAAGGCCGCGCTCAATGGTGATGTGCTCTCTCATGGTGTAACCTCCTGTTGTCTTGCTGCTGTCGTGGTGGGACTGATGCGGCCGCCCGGGTGGGTCCAGGCGGCCGCGCTGCCTGTCGATTACCTGTAGCGCTCCACAAAATGGACGGCCTGGAATACGACCCTGTAGGCCTGCTTGAGCGCCCGCGCCTGCATGTCTATTAGGTTTTCTCCGCCAAATGCCATTTCCGCATCGTGACCCGGGGCGTTATAGCGCTTGAGCTCGGAGGGCGTCATGTAGCGCTCTGCTATGTCGCCGTTGTAGACGAGCGCGCTACCGCCCCAGCTGTACTGATACCAGTCGCGGGCGTTGTTGAGCAGCTGCTCTTGTAGCTCCTCGGCGTGGCATCTCAGCGTGTCGTGGCCCTCGATGAGATCTAGGGCCTGCGCCTTGACGCCCCTCTCCCGCGCGCTGCGGCAGCCCCGCGTCCTTATCCTGTCGCGTACGTCCTGCGCTGATACGCGCCGCTCGGTGAGATTCTTCATGGTGTCCTCTTCCTCTGGTATGATGTCGGTGTTACGTGGCGCGCGTCCGGGTATTGATGTCTAGTCGACCCGGGCGCGCGCCTCGCCTTACAGGGCCAGCAGCGCCACTATCAGCGCCGCGACCCAGCCCAGGACGAAGCCCCACATAGTGGCGTCCATCTGGGCTTCGTGCTCCCGCCTCATCTGGCGGCCTACCGCGCGTGCCTCTGCTCTCGTCATGCTCATCACCTCCTTTCGGGTTGTCCTGTCTACCTACCAGCGGCGGGCGCTGCCGGCTCCCCCGGTCTGCGTCACGCTGGCTATTCGGCTTTCAAGGTGCTTAGCAAACTCAAACGATTGTTTTTGTTTGCTGGCTAGGACTATGCCCCACCGGCGCTAGTGACGCAAGCGATTGTTTGAGCCTACACACTTTCTACACAAACGAACGTTTGAGAATAGTATCTAATCCGTCGCTGGTAAGATGTGTTCACATACTCTGAGCAGCAAAGATGGAGGAGTTCATGAGCTTCATAGATCCTCGCGAGCTGATCGCGGTAGTCCTGGCGTGGGCCGGCCTCACAAAGTGGGGGGGCTCTAAGGCCATGGGGCGAGCGGGGCAGTACCTCGATGCTATGGCGCGGCGCGGATCCATCCCCTCTATTGCCGTGGCGGCTGAGCTGTGCGACGTGTGCGGCTGTGATCTCGTAGTGCGCGACCGCGCGACGGGCGAGGACGTGGCGGTGGTGGCCCCGTCCGGGCGCGTCGCGTCCCAGGGCGCAGACGACGGCGAGGCTTCGGCTAGTAGCTCGCGCGTATCCATAGATTAGTAAATAGTTCTGTTTACTAGCTAATTTCAGAGATTCAGAGCATGCGCAGAGTTTCAGCAGCTCATAAGGGGTGGGGTTTCAGGACACCCCGCACGCTTCCATACCCAGCGGCCGACCTCATTTTTTTATCAACACGAAATTGGAAAAATTGCGTTACGTAGCCCGAGGTTTCGGGGGAGTTCCGTAACAACCTCTCATCTGAGGAGATGGGAGGTCAGTCGATGCTCAACAGGTGCGTCTGGTGCCATGAGGAGTTCGAGGCGCCCACGAAGCGGGCCAGGTTCTGCAGCGTCGCGTGCAAACAGGCGCACTGGCGGGCCGTCCACAACGGCGTCAGGCTCTCAGCGCCCCGACAGACGCCACCTCCTGAGTCCCCACAGATATCCGAGCGCGAGGTCAACAACGCCGTCAGGCAGCTGCGTGGCGCCGCCACCGTGCTTGACTCCGCCTCCCTGCACGGCCCTGTCAAGATGCGTTCCGCGTGCGCCCTCGTGGCCGACCACGTGCTGCTTGCGCTCGATGAGGCGGGGCTGCTGTGAGGGGGAGAAAGCCCAAGGCCAATGCGATTCGGCGCATGGACGACTCCGCGCAGCCGATGGAGGTCCTCGCCGAGGTCCCCACCGACGCGCTCAGGAAGCCCGCCTCCGTGGCTGACCACGCGGGCATGAGCGCCCTGTGGGACACGGTGGTGGGCACGGGCCGCTTCTTCAAGCCCGAGGACGGCCCCTTCGTCGAGCAGCTCGTGTTCCTGCTCGAGGAGGCCCGGCAGTGCCGCATGAACTGCGTCGACGACTACGGAAACATCCAACCCATGGTGGGCAAGGGCGAGCCCCTCGAGGACGGGTCCTACCTCGACTACAAGGAGAACCCCTGGATGCGCGCCATGCGCGACGCTAACCAGCAGGCCCTGAAGCTCGCCGAGATGCTGGGGCTCACCCCCATGGCCAGGGCGCGCCTGGGACTGACAGCCGCCACCGGCAAGACCATGCTCTCCATCGCCGACCAGATCGACTCCGCCATGAGGCGGGCCGAGAAGTGAGCTATCGGACTCCAACCGGGCGCCTGTCCAAGGAGGGCCTCAGGCAGGCCGCGCGCGCGGCCGTGTTCGCCGAGACCTACCTGACGTTCGCGGGGGAGTCCGACCTGTGCGGCGAGCCCTACGAGATATCAGACTGGATGCGCAGGAACGTCTGGAACCCCCTGTTCGCGACCGGTCACGTCGACAAGAGGACAGGGCGATGGGTGCGCCGGTTCCGCCGTGCCCTCATAGGCGTGCACAGAGGGTACGGAAAGTCTCAGGTGGCCGCTGTCATCGTCATGACGGTGGCGACCATGGAGCCGCTCCCGAACGGCATGTACGGCATCGTGGCCGACTCCCGCGAGAACACGGCCATGGTCAAGAACTACATCAAGACCATGATCCGTGCGAACCGACAGCTTGCTGCCCAGTGGCACGTCTACAAGGACGTCATCAGAAACGACCAGACCGGCCAGGAGATCCACGTCTTCCCCTACAAGGAGGCGGCGCTTCAGGGCAAGCACTTCCACGTCCTGGTGGGCGACGAGATTCACGTATGGCGAGACGAGACGGTCTGGAACGCCGCCGTCTCCGGCCAGGCGAAGGTAAGAAACGCCCTCACCATCGGCATCACGACGGCCGGCCGAGACCGAGACGGCTTCCTGTTCAAGCTCTACCACAGGCTCAAGCGGGACAAGCGCGCCTTCGTCAGCTGGCTGGGAATCTCCGACTCCGATGACCCCCGCGACCGCAGGTGCTGGAAGAAGATAATCGCCGCCGGGCGCATCACCATGGAGGAGCTCGAGGAGCAGTACGAGGCCCTGCCGCTCGACGAGTTCGTGCGCTACTACCTGAACCGCACGCCCATGGACGCCGACGAGAAGCCGTTCATGCGCCGGGCGGACGTGGAGGCCTGCCAGAGGGTGGAGCGCTCGCTCGACCGCTCACAGTGGTTCTCCGTGGGCATAGACGGGGCCGTATCGGGCGACACCCTGGCCGTGGTGGCCGCGCAGAGGCAGGGCGACGGCTGGGCCCTTTCGGAGTGGTGCTGGGAGCGCCCGGGGGAGATGGGCGTCTACGACCTCACAGACGTGGCCGACGTCCTGCAGGAGCTCGCTCGCGGGGCCAACCCGCTCATGTGCTGCGACCCGGCGCGCATGCAGTTCCTCAAGAACTGGCTCCAGCGAGAGCGCGGCATGGAGCTGTTCGACGTGGCACAGACCCCCAAGGTCATGTGCCCCGCGTCCGAGCTGCTCGCACGAGCCGTCAGGACGCACGCGGCGGCGATGTCCGGGCTCGAGGTCCTGCCGCAACACTGCGTGAACGCGCGCTCCGACGAGTCCAAGGCCTACGGCAGGCGCCTGACCTCCTACAGGCACGGGCAGGGCTCCAAGCGCATCGACGCGGCCATAGCGGCCGCCATGGCCATGTGGGCCTACGACAACAACGAGCCCGAGACCCCGGGCGTCTGGACCGTCGAGCTGTAGCAGCGGGGGAGCCACCCCGCACCATCGCATGTGGAGAAAGGGGAGCGATGGGAAAGCTGCTCGACGGCATCTACGACGCGATATCCGGGCTCGACGCACCGGTCCGGGACGGGTCCGTCACCGTCTCTACGATGAATCTTCCGCTCATAGACCTCAGGACCGGGGAGAAGCACTCCGTGGACGGGGCGCTCAAGTCGTACTACTCGAACGCCTTCCGGGCGTGCCTGCTCGCCAAGGCCAGGCCCATCGCGGCCCTGCCGATTGACGTCTACACCCGCGCGAACGGCGTCCGCGAGAAGGCCAACGGCCACATGGCCAAGCGCCTCTCGCGAATCCTGCGCCACCGCTGGAACCCGACGCTCACCAGCGCCGAGGGAATCCGGTGGACGATCATGACCAAGGACACGCTGGGAAACGCCTACGTGCGCGAGGAGTGGGGCGCAAACGGCCTCATAACGGCGCTGTGGCCCATGACGGGGGCGATGGAGGTCTCAGTGACCGGGGACGGGCGACCCGTGTTCGACTACTCGGGAGACAGGCACACACCGGCCGGTAGATACCTGTCCCACGAGGTCATCTGGGTCAAGAGCCCGATAATCGACGATGACGGCCTCAAGGGGGTCTCGCTCGCCGGCCTCGCCGCCCGGGAGCTGGGACTCTCCATCGACCTCGAGCGCTTCTACGAGAAGCTCATCACCAACGGCAACCACTTCCCGCAATGGCTCGAGACCGACGCGTCTCTCCAGCAGTCTGACGTCGACAAGGTGGCCGCGCAGCTCTCCGACCACAAGGGCATCACCGCAGCCGGCGAGATGCGCATCTTCGATCACGGCATGAAGGTCAGGCAGCAGCAGCTCTCCATCACGGACATGAGCCTGGTGGAGCAGGAGACCTGGATCCTTCAGCAGGTGTGCCGCACGCTGTCAGTACCTCCCCAGAAGGTGTTCGACCTGTCGCACGCCACCTACTCCAACGTGGAGCAGGGCGCCCTGGACTTCGCAAAGGACACGCTCACCCCCGAGTGCCGGACGCTCGAGCAGGCCTTCTCGGACCCCCTGTGGCTGGGCGGCTCGGAGGACGAGTACGTCCAGTTCAACATGGACGGCCTCATGCGCGGCGACTACCAGGGTCGCATGAACGGCTACCGCACGAGCGTCCTGTCCGGGTGGATGACGATGAACCAGGTGTGCGAGAAGGAGGACCTGCCCCCGTTCGTGGGCGGCGACGTCCACATGATCCCGTCCGCCTACTCGATCATCGACCCAGAGACCGGAGAGATAGCCCCGGGCACGGGGGCCGACGTTGGCGGCTCCGGAGAGGGCGTGGCGACCACCACGGGAGAGCCCAACGGCAGGCCCGAGGACGCCCTCGTTCCCGTCCACGACGACATGGAGCATCGCGTCTCGCAGAGATTCGAGGACAAGGGCGACACCGAGCAGACCCGCGACTTCGCGAGGCGGGTGCTCGAGCCTTACCGCAGCGCGTGCGCCGGGGCTCACATCGAATACGACATGGAGCAGGACATCGAGAGGATGGCAGAAAATGCGCGACATTGACGTCTACGGATACATCGGCGACAGCTGGTTCGACGACGACTGCGTCACGGCAAAGCAATTCGTGGACCAGCTGAGAGACGCCGGGGACGAGGACGTGACCATCCACGTCAACTCATGCGGCGGCGACGTCTTCCACGCCCAGACCATGGCCGACGCCATCCGCTCCCACAAGGGGCACGTGACGGCATCCGTCGAGGGCATCGCGGCATCCGCAGCCTCCTTCTTCTGCCTCACCGCAGACGAGGTCGTCATGAATCCCTCGGCGCTCGTCATGGTGCACAACCCGTCCTCGTCCGTCATGGGAGACGCCTCCGACATGCGCAAGGGGGCGGACACCCTCGACAAGGTTCGCTCCACCATCGTGCGCTCCTACGTGGCCAAGACCGGCCGCTCTGACGTGGAGGTGGGGCGCTGGATGGACGAGGAGACCTGGTTCGACGCCGACGAGGCGCTCGAGAGCGGCCTGGTCGACTCGCTGACCGACGCCATGCCGGTCGCCGCGTGCCTCTCCAGGCACGCCCTGGACTCCTTCAGAAACGCCCCCGAGACGCTCGGGGCGAGCCTCGCGCCCGACGCCCCCACCAGCGCCGAGACGGGTGCGGGGGAGCCCGAGAAGACCATCTTCCACGACGAGAACGCCAGCGTTTCCGAGCCGGGAGCCGACGAGGAAGGGACGGGAGCCGCCCCCAAGGCAGTCTGCGTCACAGGAACATTCCTCAACGCATAGGAGGCACCACGTGAAGTCGTCCATCGAGATCCACAACGAGCTCACCGCAATCGAAGAGAAGATCACCCAGGCGTCCGACTCGTTCAACGCCGCAGAGGGGGACGCCAAGGACGCCTTCCGCGACTCCATCTGCGAGCTCAAGGGCCAGAAGAAGGCCCTGAACGACCAGCTCGGCGACGCGCTGTCCGAGGAGGACTCCATCCGTCGCGGCGGTGGCGTCCCCATGGCCGTCGAGAAGCCCAAGCCCCGAACCATGAACCCGGCAGACGCCTTCCTCGGCACCCCCGAGGAGTTCAAGAGCCGTGGCGGCTCCATCATGGACGTCTACAAAAAGACTTCCATGAAGTTCCCCATCACCGACGCGAGCGACCCGACCCACCAGTTCTACCTTCCCACCCCGACCAAGACCAGCTACGAGCTGCCCTCCAACGTCATCGAGATGCCGATGTCGTTCATCGACACCCTCTCCAAGGGCACGACCGACTCCAACATCGAGTACAAGGTGGCGGGCGAGTTCACCAACAACGCCGCCCTGTGGAAGCCCGGCCAGGTGAAGGCCGAGTCCGACGAGAAGTGGGGAGACGACTCCGCGAACCTGTTCACGGTCGCCCACCACGTCGTCATCTCCCGGCACACGGCCTACCACTACGGACAGCTGCGCTCCCTCATCGGCAACGACCTCATGTACGGACTCAAGGTCCGCGCCGACGAGTACGCGCTTCGGCTCGATGACGGCCCCAACAAGCAGGGCGTGCTCAAGAAGGCCGGAATCCAGACCTACGTGGCCAAGAATGGCGAGAAGTTCTACGACTCCGCCCGCCGCATGAAGACCCTCTCGTGGATGTCCTCCGGCTTCCAGCCCACCTACATCGCGGTGCACCCCTACGTCTCCGAGCAGCTCGACCTCGAGAAGAGCACGGACGGCTACTACCTGCGTCTCACCGCAGACGGCAAGGTCTGGGGCATCCCCGTCGTGGAGGACATAAACCTGTTCGAGAACGCCGGGACCGACGAGGCGCCCGTCCTCACCTACGGCGCCCTCATGTACAACCCCATGTCCGCGACCTGGTACACCTCCGAGGCCGACGCTCTGTCCCTCGGCTTCGTCGATGACCAGTTCACGCGCAACGAGTTCACGCTCCTGGCCGAGGGCGAGCACCTCATCACCGTCCAGCGCCCGAAGTCGTTCGTGTACCTGCCCGACGCGATCGCAGCGGGCAAGTAGTGCCCGCGCTCGCGCCAGACTCCCGCACCAGGCTCTCCCCCACGGAGCTGCTCGGCGTGACCCTCTCGGGCACGCCGGGCGGCGCCGTCGTGCGCGACCTGGCCACCGACGAGCGGACGAGCGTGGAGCCGGGCGAGGGCGGCACGTTCGCCCTTCCGTGCTCGAGCGTGCCCGCGCTCCTCGAGGTCACGTGGGAGGACTCTGGCGTCAAGGTGTCCGCCCAGGCCGACGTCGTGGCCGTGCGCTACTGCGAGCTCTCCGACATCCTCGCGTACCGCGCAGACCAGTACGAGCTCAAGGCCTCCGAGGGCGACCTGTTCGCCGCCCGCGCCCGGGCCGAGCAGGTCATCGAGTCCTCGTGCGGACGCGCCCTGCAGCCGGTCATGCGCCTGGGGTTCGTCGACCGTGACTGCCCCGCCAAGACGAGGGGCATGGTGGCGGGCGAGGACGGCTACGATTCGTGCCTCATCCGCGTGGCCACGGCGCGTAGCTCCTCGGGAGACGAGGTCGAGCTTCGCGAGGTCGGAAGCGGGCCCTACGTCGACCTCACGCACGTGGGGTTCGGCGACGCCGCCCGCGTGGCCTACGTGACGGGGCTCGCCCACGTGCCGCCCGAGGCGAGGGGGGCGGTGTGCTCGCTCGCGGCGTGGTACCTCGCGCCCAGGACAGCTCCCGAGAACGCGACCTCCACCTCCACGGACGTGGGCGTCATGAGCTTCGTCATCGCGGGCGTCTCCGGGGCCGAGACCTCGCTTCCCGACGTAAACGCCCTCATATCGCGCTTCGGTCTCTCAAACCCTAAGGTTGGCTGACATGGGCACCTCGCTTTACACCGCGTGCGCCCAGCGCGTGCTCGAGATCGCGCAGGAGGCCCTCGCCGAGGCAGAGCGCCCCATCGGACGCATCTCCATCGGAGGCAAGTCAGCCGTCCTTCCGTCCGAGGTCCTCGTGCGCGAGCTGCCGGGGAACGTGGAGGTCTCGGACCCTGTCACCTCGCGCGTCATGGGCCGCTCGGCGTGCGCGCCGCTCGCGGTCGAGTTCTCCGTCGCCGTCGAGATGTGGTCGGTGCGCGCCCAGCTCGCCGACGCCGCCGCTGACGTGGCCCTGTGGTGGGAGCTGGTGGCAGACGCCGTCTCCCGCGACCGCACGCTCTCGGGACTGGCCATCCACGTGACCCCGTACTACTCAAAGGGAGGAACGGCGACTCGCGACTCCCAGTTCATCGCCGCAATAGACGGAGGGGTCCGCTGCAAGGCCGACCTGCCGCCCCATAACAAGGAGGAAGACCATGGCAATTAACCCTTCCATCGGACTGGCCGGAATCGCCGTCCAGGCGGACCGCGACACGCCCGCCGCCGCGCCCGCCTACGTCAACGGTCTGACCGGTGGGACCCCGTTCGGGCTGTCCCGCTCCATCGCCAACACGCCCGTCGCGTGCGGCAACCGCGCCCCCTCCGACGCCCGCGTGGACTCCATCGAGGTCTCGCCCTCCGTGGAGTCGCTGTGCTACCCCGACGTCTTCGGCATGTACCTCTACGCGGCCCTGGGAGCCGTTGAGTCGGCTCCCGTTGACGGCCACGACGGATACTTCAAGCACGTGTTCACCATGGGAGAGACCCTTCCGTTCGTGACGCTGTGGTCTCAGGTGGGAACCGACAACTTCACTCGCGCAGACGGATGCAAGTGCTCGCAGCTCCAGGTCAAGGCGACCGGCAACGAGCACCTCGCCATGACCGCCTCCTTCATGGGTATCGACGCCCAGGTCGGCATCGACGCCATCCCCGGAAACGTGGCCGCGAGCTGCTACAACGGCAAGTACACCACCACCGACTGCGACTTCAAGCTCGACGCGTCCTCCGACGTGCCCACCGAGGCCCTCGTGGCCGACGCCACCTTCACGTTCGCCAACAGCATCTCCACCCAGACGTCGCTCGGCCGCGTGACGCCCAGGGACGTCTCCGACGGCAACCTCTCCGCAGGCTGCTCCGTGACCACCATCCCCGACGACATCGTCCAGTACAAGAAGATGGTCACCGGCTCCGAGACCTCGACCTCCGTGGTCGGCAAGGTCGTCACGGGCAGCTCCTACGCCAAGTTCCTGCACACCGAGGACCCGAACATGACGCTCGAGCTCGAGTTCCGACACGTGCCGTTCACCGCCGACTACCCCAGCGTCGACCCGTCGGGCTCCGAGGGCACCATCCAGTTCACCAGCGACGCCGCGATCATCACATCGCCGGGCGAGAGCCCCGTGACCGTGACGGTGGTCAACAAGGTCGCGTCCTACAAGTAGCCGCAAGACAGGGGAGAGAGAAATGCAGACACCCGAGTTCCACGTCATGGCCATCACGGGCGGCAAGGAGATCGTGTTCCCCGCCCCGCAGGTAGCGGCCTTCGTCGCGCGCCGTCGCCTCATGGCCGACGAGCAGTACAAGGAGCTCTTGAAGAGCGAGGACAAGCGAGACGAGATCCTGGCGGGTATGCTCGCCAACGTCGCCCACTGCATCGAGTGCGCCCGCGTCCAGAAGGTCTCGGGCGTCTCCAAGCCGTCTGAGATCACGTTCGACACCTGCTACGACTTCTCCAACAGGTACTGGGTCGAGATCGTCTACCCGTCTACTGAGGAAGACGAGGGCCAGGCAGACGAAAACCCTACGGGTATGAAGCTCGTTCGTTCCTAGCGCTGAGCCGCTACGCGGGGGCCTCCGTGCCGGAGCTCGTAAGCCTTGGCATGGACTACCCGGAGCTCCTCTACCAGATGTGGTGGGACATGGAGCTCGTCGGCGAGGACGCGCGCAAGAGCGGCCAGGAGCGCTCCTGGAAGAGGCGCGGGGAGAGCGCGAGCGCGGCCCGCGACAGGCTCAGGGCCGAGCGTCTCCTGGCGAGGAGCAGGGCCTTAAAGTAGCGGGGGAGACAGGGCGCACCATCCACTCGAAGCGAAGTGGAGGTGCGCCCTTGTTCTCTGTCGAGGTCATAAATCTGGAGGAGACCATCGAGGTCCTGCACGACGTCGATGCGGGCATGGCCTCCATGCTCAAGTCTGAGATCAAGGAGCTTGCCAAGCCGACGCTCGCCAAGGCGAAGTCCTACGCGGGCGGTCTCGGCGCGAGCCCAACGGGCGCCTACGCGTCGTCGCTGTCCCTCTCCACCCGTGCCAACGGGGTCGTGCTCAAGTCGACCGACCCGGGCGGCGGCGTCATCGAGTTCGCGAACGTTGGCGCCACCATCCTGACCGGTCCCCGGCGTGGGCGGCGTGCTGGGGTACCGCTCGGGTCGACACCGCCAAGGGCTCTCCTGCGGGCCGTCCTTGATGACGAGGAGACGCTCATCGAGGATCTGAACGAGGCGGTTGGCCGCTACGTGGACGAGGTGGTCGACGTTGGGTAAGGCGTCCATCACCATCGCCATAAACGGCAAGTGGAACGGCAAAGGTGAGATAACAGCCGCCACGAGCGACCTGGGGCTGCTCAACAAGAGCGTCTCGGCCAACGCCCAGGACATGGCCAAGTACCTCACCCGCCAGGAGGACAACGCCAAGCGCGTGAGCCGCCTGGCCGCAGCCACGTCGAAGTCCAACTCGGACTCCTTGGTCGCGTTCGGAAACAGCCTCGTTGAGCAGGGCGGCAGGATCTACCGATTCGGCGAGCAGGCGGCTGAGGTCGGGGACTCGCTCACCAAGAACGTGACCCTGCCCATGGTCGCGTTCGGCGCCCTGGCGGGCAAGTCCGCCGTTGACTACGACACCGCCATGGCAAACGTCCGAAAGACCACGGACATGACCGAGGCCGAGCTCAAGCAGCTCGGCGAGGCGGCGCTGGAGTCCTCGAAGAGCCAGCCCGTCACTGCTGAGGCCATCCTCAACGTAGAGGCCCTGGGCGCCCAGCTCGACGTGTCCGACGATAAGCTGCAGAGCTTCGCTCAGACCGTCAGCGGCCTCGACATCGCCACCAACATGGACGCCGACACCGCAGCCACCGACATGGCCCGATTCGCCAACATCGTGGGCATGAGCGAGGACGAGTACTCGAACTTCGGCTCCACCATCGTCGCCATCGGAAACAACATGGCCACCACGGAGTCTGAGGTCGCGAACATGAGCCTGCGCTTCGCCTCCGCCGGTCATCAGGCGGGGCTGTCGGAGTCTCAGATTCTCGGCATGAGCGCGGCCATGAGCTCCCTGGGCATCAAGTCGGAGATGGGCGGCTCGGCACTCTCCCAGATATTCGTCGACATCTCCAAGTCAGTGGCCCTGGGAGGTGAGTCGCTCGACGCCTACGCCAAGGCCGCCCACGTGAGCGCCGACGAGTTCGCGAGCGCGTGGAGGGACGACGCGGCCGGGGCCTTCGTGGAGCTGCTCCAGGGCATCCAGGACTCCACCGCCGCCGGCGAGGACATGAACGTCATCCTGGGCGACCTCGGCATCACCCAGATCCGCCAGTCCGACGTCATGCGGCGCATGGCCGGCTCCGTGGGAGAGGTCACTGACGCGCTCGGGCTTTCCACCCAGGCGTGGCAGGACAACACGGCCCTCCAGGCGGAGGTGGACACCAGAAACGAGTCCATGGCCAGCCGCCTGCAGGTCCTCAAGAACCGCGCCGAGGCCCTCGGCATCCAGGTGGGCGGCCCCCTCGTCAACGCCCTCATCGACGTGCTCGACGAGTCCAACCCGCTCATCGGGACCGTCGAGACCCTCGTCCAGTCCTTCGCCGACGCCGACCAGGGCACGCAGCAGATGGTCATCGGGATGGCGGGCGTGGCCGCAGCGTCCGGCCCCGTGCTGTCCGTGGTGGGGCGGCTCACCGAGGGCATTGGCTCGCTCACCGCCTCGTTCGGCCACGCGGTGCAGGACGTGGGCGTCTACGAGGACGCCATGAGCACGGTGGACGGCTCGCAGATGCGCGTCTACGCCAGCGCCAAGACAACGGCCACCAACATGGGCCTTCTCAAGAACAAGGTGGCTGAGGCGGCAGGAGGCGTGGACAGGTACGTCTCCACGTGGGAGGACTGGTACTCGGCGAGCGGCCAGGCCGAGAAGAAGACCGTGACGCTCAACAAGCTCGTGGAGAAGCAGACCGACCTGACGGGCAAGGCCGCGAGGAAGAACGCCGAGATGGTCGAATCCCTCAGAGGCGAGATCACGGGGCTCGAGGCCACGCGAGACGCCAACGCCGAGCTCATGGACGGCTGGAAGCAGACGGCCGGCGTCATGGACAGCGCTGGAAACAGCGTCACAACCAGCACGGGGCTTCTGACAAAGCTCAAGGACGGGGTGAAGCTGGCTGGTACCGAGGCTCTCGGCATGGTGGCCAACTTCGGGCTCATGATGGGCGTGTCGGCCGTCATAGGGCTCGTTGCCGCCGCAGTTGCGGACTACGCCGCCGAGGCCGCCGCGGCTCAGCAGCGCGCCGATGACCTCGCGAGCGCGTCGCGCGGCCTAGCCGACATAGAGGCCGACGCGGCCTCCGGTGCCACGTCCATGGCCGACGGCATCGGTGACGTCGGGGAGCGCGCCGAGAAGACCCTTCAGAACGTCATAGACCTCAACGACAAGTACGCCGAGACGTTCGGTGGCCTAGAGGTGTCGCGCGCCACGCTGTCAGACTACATCGGCACGATCGAGGAGCTTGCCGGGCAGACCGACCTCACGGCCTACCAGCAGGAGCGCCTCAAGCTCGCGGTCGAGGGCTACAACAGCATCACGGGCGACACCCTCGAAGTCACCGACGCCGTCAAGGGTGAGCTGTCCGAGTCCACCGACGAGATAAACCGCAACGCCGACGCCTGGGAGCGCAACGCTCGCTCGCAGGCCATGCAGGAGGCCGCGTCCGAGTACCTCAAGGAGGAGGCTCAGGCTCGTATCGAGCTCGAAGGGGCGACCGATGAGCTGAGCAAGCGTCAGGAACGTTACAACGAGCTGCATCAGAAGGCCATTGAAGCATCCAGCGGCGGAGCCGCTCTCACTAGGGAAGAGGCCGCAGAGCTACAGACCCTCTCGAACACCTCCAGTGACGCGGCGGGTTCGGTCGCGCAGGCGCAGGGCGCCGTGGACAGCGCAACAACGTCGCTCAACTCCGCTGCGCAGAGTTCGCAGTACGCCACCCAGGCCGCCAGCGAGCTGAATGACGCGTACGGGCAGTTCGCCTCCACCGCGAACGGCCAGACCCTCGAGAAGGCCGGGGTCAACGTCGACGACCTATCGGATCGACTGCGCGACCTAGGAGCCGACACGGATGCTCTCAACGGTCTCACCAGCGACGATCTCAACGCAATGGTGGCAACCTACGGGACCTCGACTGACGGCATCATCAGGGGGCTCGAAGCCTACGGCGTGTCCATGGACCAGTCGGCCGCTCGTGCCGCCCAGATGGCGCGCTCGGTCGCATCTGACATCCAGTCGATGGACAACTCCGCTGCCACGTCCCTCAACGGTGCCGGAATCGACGTCAACGAGTTCGCGCGCAAGATGGTCGCGGCCGGGGTCACGTCAGGGGACCTCAACAGAATCTCGACTTCGAGCTTCTCCAACATGGCACAACGCTGCGGTGGAGACATGGATCAGCTCATCGGCATGATAAAGACCTATAACCAGCAGCCGCTGAACAACAAGTACGCCACCACCAGCGTCGACTATTCGAGCCTGCGGGACGGCATCAACTACGCCGCGCAGTGGAACAACACCTACCTTAAGACGCTCACAGGCCGTGCGAACTACACCGCTCAGCACGTGGGCATGGCATCTGGCGGCCTGCGCTACCACGCCGACGGTGGAATCGTTGCGCGTTATCACGCGAACGGCGGCGCCATAGCGACCAGGGCAACCCCCATCGTCGACATCGTTGGCGAGGCTGGTGCCGAGGCGGTCATCCCCCTCACGAACAAGCGCTACGTGCGCCCCTTCGCCGCCACCGTGGCCGAGGAGATGGGCCGCTACAACGCGGAGGGCTCCAGGGCCCTGCCGCAGACGGTCAACTACAACTACTCTATTTCCATTGACGGGACCTCGCTTCAGGGCAACGCCCGAGCCAACCGCGCCCTCGCGGAGCTCGTGGACGCCCTCGACACCGTGTCCCGCGCGGGGGTGAGCTACTGATGTCGATAGTCTCCGCACCGAGACCGCCCAAGAACGTGGGCATCTACATCCCGTTCGGAATCCCGGTTTCCGGCGTCGAGAACGTGAACGTCTCGTGGGCGGTCGACACGGACGAGGAGCACCCGTGGAGCTCGGTCAAGTGCCAGATGCAGCTCAACGACGGGTCGTGGGTCGGCTTCAGCAACAGCATCATGAGCCCGACCGTCACCAGCTTCCAGCACGCGCAGCAGATGCGCGGCAACAAGCTCCGCTTCAGGCTGTGGTCGGAGAACTCGGCGGGCACGTCCGACTACGTCCTCACGGGCCCCGTCTACGGGCAGCCCCTGCCGCCCAAGAACGTCAAGGTGACGAGGACCGACAGCACGAAGGTCACGGTGAGCGCGGAGGCCTCCTCGCCCTACTGGAACTACGTCGACATAGACATGCAGGAGGGCGACGGCACCTGGAAGGACGTCACGCTCTCGAGCAAGCTCTCGAACACGCTGACCGCGACCTCCAATAGGCTAAGGGTCAGCCTCACGATGGACGTGTCCTCGGGGGGAGAAAACTCCCAGCCGAAGAGCTCGGACATGGTCGTGACGCCCTGGGTCTCGGGGGTGTGCGCGCCCCTGGCCCCGAGGGTGTCGGTGAGGTCTCAGGTCGTGAGCCTGAACGACACGAACGTCGTCTCGTGGGAGTCGAACCACCCCGACGCCACCGAGCAGTACTACGCGCAGGTCGAGCTCACGTCTCCTGACGGCACCACGAGCGTCACCGACGTCGACAACGTGGTGGGGGGCGTGGAGGTTTCCGGCATCATGCTGCCGGCTTTTCCTATGCCCATCGAGGACAGCTCCCTCGAGACACCCGCCATCGCCCTCGTCGGGACCTACTCCGTTCGCGTCAGGACCAAGTCAAACGTCTCGGACCTGTGGGGCGCGTGGTCGTACGCCGATACGTTTTTTGCCGGGACGCCACCCGTCGTCTCCATAACCTCCCCGTCCGAGGACGGCTCCGACGTGACCGGCGTCCCCGTGAGGGCGAGCTGGGAGGTCTCGAGCGACTCGGGCCTGTCCTACCAGCAGCCTCGGCTGGAGGACGAGGACGGAGAGGTCCTGAAGAGATGGGAGGTTGCCGTCTCGGCAAGGGACCTCTCGATGTCCCTTGCCGACTTCAGATTCGTCGAGGGGACGACCTACGTCCTCGTCGTTGTCGCCACGAACGGCATAGGCCTTTCCGCGAGCGACACGAGAACTTTCACGCTTCACTACCCCAAGCCGCCCGAGCCCATGGCCGACGTCTACCAGGATGACGACCTCGCCGCCCACGTGTGGATCGCCAACGGCTCGGCAGAGCTGTGGGGGGTCGAGGACGACCCGACGTACGGAGTCGACCTCGTGGGCACGAACGTCCTGTCCGTCTCCGACGTCGGCATAGCCCTGTCGCCGAGGGACAACGACTCGGTCACGCTCGACGGCTCGGTCGTGGGGCTTCCCGAGAGCGCCGGAGAACCCGAGATACCGTCCGTCTACCTCGCGGCCGAGCGCATCGACCCCGACGGCTCCAGGACCCCCGTCGGCGGGCGCCTCTCCGAGGGACAGGAGGTCATAGACCCGCTCCCACCGCTGAACGTCGAGGTGACCTACCGCGTGACGGCCTTCTCCGCAGACGGGGCGCCCGCCTACGTCGACGTGGTCATCGTCGTGGGCTCCGGTGGCATGGAGGCCTACAACTTCGGTCCCGGGGCCTCCGAGGAGCTGTCGCTGGGCCTTGACGCGAGCGCGTCGGAGTCCGTCGCGCACACCGGCGAGACCTTCCGCTTCGCCCTCGGGGCGGACCAGGCCAACCTGCCGACCTTCTACCCGGACGGGGACATGGACGTCACCGGGTCGCGCTCCTACGTCGTGAGCCAGCTGTCCGTCTACAAGAGGCTGCGCGAGCTCGCGCGCGCCAGCGGCGGCGCCCTCGTGTGGTACCGCGACGCATGGGGCAACCGCGCCTTCGGGGTGGCGTCCGTGAGCCTGTCCTACGACGCGAAGCAGTACCGTCTGTGGGGGGCGCAGATAGGGTTCACCGAGTGCGTCTGGGAGGAGCCGAACCGTGGCCAGTGACCAGAGGTGGCTCGAGAGGACCTCGTCCACGCGCTATAGGTTCATGCGCGTCTCCCGCTCCACCGGCTACGAGGTGGGGACCCTGTCGATGCTCAAGGGCGGCACCATCTCGCGCAACCTCGACGTGCGCGTCATGGAGACCTGCGAGACCGAGTGCGTCAGCCGCCTCGACGTGGGCCGAGACCTCGTGCGCGTCTACATGGACGTCTCGTGGCCGGACGGCGGGACGGCAAGCGAGTGCCTCGGGACCTTCCTGCCGAGCGTCCCGTCGCGCAGGGTCATGGGGGGTTACTCGACCTCCACGGTCAAGATGTCGGGCAGGCTCCAGGAGCTGCTCGACGACTCCCCCAAGGGACCGCTCGTCGTGGAGAAGGGGGCCAACGCGGTCAACGTCGCCAAGAGCGTCTGCACGGGCATGGGCCTCGAGGTGGTGGCCGACGCGTCGAGCTACGTGACGAGCCGCGTGCGCACCTACGGCATCGGCGTCGAGCAGAACAACTCAGAGGTGGGGGAGACCAAGCTCGACATGGTGAACGACCTTCTGGGACTCGCAGGATTCTGGGCGGCAAAGACCGACTCGAGGGGCCGCATCCTCATGAGGCGCTATGACGAGCTCGCCGACCGCGCGCCCGCGTGGGAGTACGTCGAGGGTCCCATGGCCAAGTTCGAGGCCCAGATGGAGGAGGAGCGAGACGTGAGCGGAGTGGCCAACCACGTCGTGTGCGTCTACTCGACCGACGACGCCACCGTGGTGGGCGAGGCGTGGGACACCGACCCCGAAAGCGAGTTCTCGACCGTCTCGGTTGGCCGCACCATCACCAAGGGATACACCTACTCGGAGCTGCCGAGCGGGAACCCCACAGACCAGAGGGAGACGGCCGTCTCTCAGGCCAACAGGCTGCTCAGGCAGAACCAGAGCGTCATCAACCGCGTGAGCATGCGTGGGGTCTACGCGCCGGTGAGCGTGACCGAGGCCGTCAACCTCGACTACCCGTCGGGGAACTTGAGCGGCAAGTTCGAGATAAGGACGCAGGAGCTCTCGCTCACGGCGGGATGCCCCACCCAGACCGAGCTCAGGAGGTTCACGAGATGAGCGGATACCCGATAGGCTCCTCGACCAGGAAGATAGCGGACGACCTCGCGCAAAGCGTGGCGCGAATCCTGAGGGGTAGCATGCCGCCCTCAATCAAGCGAGAAATCATGAGCGTGACCAGGAACAACGGGGACGGGACCCTCGACCTCGAGCGCGGCGACTCCGAGGCCTCGCAGCCGATGCAGGGGATACCGGCGCTAACCTCGTGCTCAGCCGCCAAGTCAGGTGACAGGGTGCTCGTGGACACCTGCAACCACGTCAGCTACGTAATGGGGATACTCGCCTAGCGCAAGGGAGAAAGACATGAGCGAGAACAACAACCAGATGCTCTACGACTCCGACAAGCAGATCTACGCGGTCAAGGTGAAGGGCAAGACCTACGGCATCGCCGGAGCCGACGGCGCGGCCGAGAAGGCCCGCGTCGAGAGTGAGGCGGCACGAAAGACCTCCGAGACGGCCCGCTCCAGCGCCGAGGGCACGCGCGACCAGAACGAGCAGGAGCGCCGCTCGAACGAGGCGATGCGCACGAGCTCAGAGGGTATGCGCAAAGCTAATGAGGACACACGTGTCATGGAGGAGCAGGACCGCGTCTCGTCAGAGTCTGCACGAAAGGCCGCCGAGACCAACAGGGCATCGGCTGAGTCATCCCGCCAGATCGCAGAGACGGCGCGCGTCGATTCCGAGGACTCTCGCCAGGCGGCGGAGTCCTCCAGGGCGTCCGCTGAGTCAGCTCGCGTCGCCGCTGACCAGCAGAGAGACTTCGACCAGGCCAAGAACAACAGCGACCAGGCTCTGAACAACGCGGCGGCGCAGGGCCTGCAGGTGGTCAAGCTCACCGAGGGCCAGTACGACCCGACCTCCGGCGAGCCCACCGTGGAGGGCCAGGTCGGCAAGCTCTACTTCGTGCCCACCAGCAACGGAGTCGGAGACGACCTCTACACCGAGTGGATGCTCATCGACTCTGAGTGGGAGAAGGTCGGCTCCACCACGGCTAGCATCGACCCCATAGTCACCGACCAGATCGACGCCGTTTCGCTCGACCAGTCGCCGGTTGGCGGGCAGGTCCTCAACCTCACGGGGCTCTCCTACCTCTGGAACCGCATCAAGAGCGCCTTCGCCTACAAGTCCCACACGCACCCCGCCTCCGACGTCACCTCCGGCACCCTCCCGCTCGCGCGCGGCGGCACCGGCTCCGGCGACGCGACCGCCGCGAGGGCGGCGCTCGGCGCGGCGTCGAGCCAGGAGGTGCAGGCGCTCCGGGATTCCGTATCCCCGAACCTTCCAATAGGCGACATCAACTACGCCAGGGCCACCATGTGGGTTGACGGCACGATCGTGCTGTTCTTCTCTCTGTCATCCACCGAGAACTATCAGCTGCAGATCAAGTCCAACAAGTTGGTGTGGGCGCACTACGTCAACAACTCGCCGACCGTCATCTGGAGCAAGTAGCATTCCGTATCCCAAGCGACCAGGCTCAGGGCTCTCAACGACTCGTCCTCGTCCATCGGCTTTCAATGGATAAACGAATCGGGCAAGACGATGCTCTACGTCCTCGTCGGGAACGTGAGAAT